ACATCTTGCCATTATCATCAACTCCTTTCCATCTGTAATGTCATTTCTGCCCAATTAAGATTATCTGGGTCGAGGTCAATGCTGTTCCACATAGCCGCGTCATACACGATAAGGTGGAGACATTCAGTAGCGGTACGTTCCGGGTGAGCATATTTCCAATACGCTCTTGCAAGAGGAACTAAATCTGATTTCCTTACGCTGTTAGTCATCCATCGATTAACAATGTCTGGCTCAACATACTCTGTCCAATTTGCATACATAGCCGTTCTCCTTTATTAATAGATAAAGTTGGTGTAAACCAAATAGTCAGTTAGGACATCTATTTGAGGTTTGTAGATGAATCATCGAACCTTTACGATGTACCCGTTCTCCAAGGTGCATTCCGCATACCAGCGGTGAGGCTCGGGGTAGTGTGGTCCTTCCACACAAACTCTTCCGTTTCTTGGCTCGTTGCCCCCAAAGGGACCCGGCTGATAGACTTCAATCTTTCTGCCTGCGGCAACGGCTTCCTTGAGTGCTTTCTTGGTTTTGAAGTTGATTGTCGTGTACATGTGTTGTTCTCCTTTCTGGTGTACTGGTCACCATCGGAAACTCCAATTTCTTGGAGTTCCCTGTGATAATCAGCAATAGGTTTCTGGGTAACGGACATCATAGTCCTGCTCATTGTATTCCTCTTCCATCAGGCTCTCCCACGATATGTCATTTTCGTGCCCTGTTTCAAGATAGAACTCCTCAGGCATAGTCGTACCTCCTCCTTTCACTTCTATTCCTTCTGATGTAGGTGAGAGCATCGCTCAGCGACGGCTGAACGGAAATAGCCGTTATATAATTATTAGAAGTCATTGTGCGAACAATGACCTTGTTGCCTTCAGTTTTTACGGTGTAATAATAGTTTGCCATAGTTATTTCTCCTTATTGACTTGATGTTTGTAGATGATGATTATGCGATTGCGGGTGCGGGTTCTTCCTGAGCAGGCTGCTCCTCTACGGGAGCTTCCTGCTTCTTCTTGTTCTGAGGCTTCTTTTCAGGAGCGGGAGTTTCTTCTTCCTTAGGGTCGAACTTTCCGCTCTTGAGTGCGATGTTTCCGAGCGTTTCATAGATTGCATCGAGGTCGAGTTCCTCGCGGGACTTGAGGAACTTCAAGATTGCGAAGCACGGGTCTTTTCCTTCTGTCTTAATGTAAGTGGAGCACACTTCGACGGAATCGGCCTTGATGGTCTTCTTTGTGTTCTTAGCGGCAAAAGCCTTCTCATACACGGAGATGTCCGTTCCGAGCGTCTTGTTTACATACACGACGACCTTTCTGCCCTTTTCGTTGTTGATGATAGCGGCGACTTTCTTGCCGTTGACCTGAATGTTAATTCCCTTTGCTGTCTCCTTTGTTGTAACGATTGCGTTTGACATTTTACTGTCCTCCTTAAAATAAATTTTTATTTGGGATTGTATATCCCATACGGGACGCAATTTCACACTTACGTCCCGACTGCGACATACAGTAAAATCCCGATAAATATCTTATACTTTCAGCTTTCATCGCGGTCCTGGCATCTCCTGCTCACGCTCGGCTTATCAATTCAGACTTCGGGGTATAGTATATTTTCACTATCGAGGAGCACTCTGCATCGCATGGGACACTCATCTCTGCGCTCTTAATATTCTTATTCTTTTCTAATTATAAGAATATTTAAGTAAGCATCGCACTTTCGATTTTTCTCGATTGCGTCGAGCGAAAAATATACTTTTATCAAAAATCGCACAAGTATCTGTAAATAAGTATGTTGTAAATCTAACTTGCTTTGATTTACTATTCTGTAAGCACTCACGTTTTTGCAGTTACGCTACGATGTTGTGCTTGTTTGCTTGATTGTTGACACTATCGTAGCAAATCTCGGACCGTTCGTTGTTATCAAACTGTTAACAAACAGTATCTTATTTATGAACAAATTGTTAACTCCTCATATCGTTTTTCGATATATTTTTAACGATAAACGATAAAAAATAAAGAATATTTTATTTTATCAAGTCAAAAGTAAAATTCGTTTGATATACTACAAAGAAATTTGATGTTTGTTCGTTCATAAAATAGTACTAATAATCGTACTATCAAAGAAATTTTACTAAAAATAACGTATTTATTGATATTCGATATATTATTATTGACGTTTGATATATTATTATTGATATTCAATATATTGTTATCGTTTTTCGATAACAAATTTTATGATTTTTTTATATCGTTATTCGATATATTATTATTGTTTTACGATATAAAAACTGTACTATTAATAGTACACTTTATAAAAGTTAAGCTATATTAAACTTGGAGTTAAGTATTACTTAACTTAAATGTAAAGCATATTTGAGAAATACGAAAATCATTTCATAATTTGTTTACATTCTTTACAATTTATTAATACTTTTAACAATTCATTCATAACCTTCGCGGAATGTTCATATTGTTAATATAAAATTTACAAAAGTTTACAAAATGTTAATAATACATATAATTATGTATTCACTATGTTATATATGTAAACTATTTGTTAATAGACTGTTAATTCTTTTATCAGTAAATGTAAAATTTCTTTGATATATCGTATTGCGTAAATATCGCTTATTTGACGCGTCCCAGCGTTAAGATGAAACGTAAATCACAAAAAGCGTGCCTCCGTCAAATAACGCTATTCTCGCATTAAATTCGCACGCTGGAAAACGCTATGACACATGAGCAAAAATAACGCAAACGGACAGCGAGCGCCCCCATGAGCTATGCAATATTTGATATGCGAGGTATGTAGATAAGTACGCGGAACTATTGTAAATACAGTAATTGGGCATAGTAAAGTAACAGGAAATGAGCGGGAGAGAGCGAGTAGGAAAAATGCTTGAAATGGCGTTTTTGAACGCCTGAAAAACAAAATAATGAGTGTATGTATTTTTATTCATAGTTTTGTATATGATGTTTGTAGATAAAGAGTGGCGTTTATATATTGTTTACAGTATGTTTACATGAACTTCATCTTTTTTCTTGATTTCCGCGAAGCTGTCTGTTATATTTAATTTATAAATGCGATATTCATTGTATCGAGGGTCTCTGAATAGTAAGTAGGAACGACGAGGGATTAACAGTTTATCGAGTTTATAAGAAAGGAAATATACAGTATGGAAAATCAGACGTTAGCAAGTGAAATGCTATCCGAACTTAAAGCGCAGAACAAAAGGTTGTTTGTTGCCCTTATAGTCGTTTTAGCATTGTGGTTCGCAACTATTGGCATATTCTTTTGGTATATATCTTTACCGATTGATGAAACAACGGTTGAACAACAACTCGAAGGTGACGCCAATAGTATGATTGGAATAGGAGATACTTACTATGGCGAGTTATCAGCGAGTGACGAGGCGGAGACGGGCGAGACATACCCGTAGTTCTGCTCGAAGGAGACGATAATGGGCGCGGGTGGTCAATCTCGTACTATAAAAAAGTTACAACAGGCACTAACTTGTGAAGGCGAGTTAGTGCTTATCGCTACTTCGCAATTTTGGAGTAATGATAAACATAAGTACGTTACCCGTTATCATATTAAAAAGCAAATTCCTAATCCTGATGATGATAATAAATCTACTACGGTAGAGTTATTCAATTCCTGTTCTCAAATACAGGTCACGCTCTTCTTGCGTGACTATTATTATGAGATTACAGGGCAAGAGATTCCGCATGATAACCCTATTTGGGAAGAAGCTAAAGCAAGATGGTTAGAGGAGCACGGTTGATATGGCTAAGAAGGGTGAAAAGGGTTTACAATACAAGTTGTCTGTAAATGAACAGAAATTTGTATCATATTATATAGAATGTGGTAATGCACAACAGGCTGTTAAGAAGTCAGGGTTTAGGACTACTTCTCCCGCCGCTTATGCTCGTAAGCTGTTAGCAAAACCGAAGATTCAGGCAGAACTTCAAAAGCAGATGGACGAGTTAAAGAATGAATGTATAGCAAGTGCCAATGAGATTCTTGTTTTCTATACTCAAGCTATGAGAGGCAATATCAAGGACCAGTTTAATCTTGATGCTACCCTCGCAGATAGAATGAAGGCGGCTGATGCTCTTGCCAAGAGACAGATTGATATGCAGGCTATTGCAGATAAGGCAGACGATAATAAATTTACTGTTACTCTCAAATGGGATAGAAGTAATGATATTACACAGCCTGATTTGCCTGTTGATGAAGAGGATGAAGAATAATGCCTATTACACCGTCGAAGTATATCAGGATTGATGGAACTGCATATAAAGTGCCTATTACTAATCTAAAGCGTAAAGGTGATGTGCTTGATTTGGTCGCTAATCGTACTGAGGATGGTGTTTTACATCGTGAGATTATAGGTACTTACTATAATTACTCTTTTGGAGTAGAACAGGGGCATGATAAGGCTGAATATGAGGCTTTTTGGTGGGTTGTTACTGCACCTTCTAATCACATGATTATTTTGCCTTATGCTACCGAGGAGATAGAGGGATATTTTGGAAGTTGTCAAGATGAAATCTATTTTATAAACGAGGATGGTAAAAGAGTTAAAGGATTCTCTTGTAATATGGTTGCTGTTCGTCCTGCACGAACACCTACTGAACAAGAATACTCTGACGCTCAATAATTTATGCCTGAACTGAATATAAATTTACAAGATTGTATAATCCCGATGTACGATAATGTCTTAAAGGACATTTTACAACATAATCACGTTCATTATACATTCCCTGGAGGTCGTGGAAGTTGTAAATCATCTTTTGTTGGTATTACAATTCCGCTTATTATCGTAAATAACCCATTAGTTCATGCCGCCTGTTTCAGAAAAGTAGGAAATACTATTCAAAATAGTATTAGAGCGCAGATAGAATGGGGAATTTATAAGTTAGGGCTACAAGATTTTTTCTTAATTCCTAAATCTTATAGCAATCCAATCATTTTTAAGCCGACAGGACAAAAGATTTATTTCTTAGGACTCGATAATCCTCAAAAAGTCAAGTCAATAAAGCCTAATTTTGGTTACATTGGTGTAACATGGTTTGAGGAGTTAGACCAATTTGCAGGTGAGAACGAAATTCGTACTGTTACCCAATCTACA